CCACCCACATAATCTTCAACCTCTTCTTCTGTAAGCTGTGGTGTCGGGACTTCGTTCTCCCAGTAACCACTTGCATTATTGTATTGGATTATATCATTATCGGCAGGGCTACTTATATCAAAGTCAGTAAGGTCAGATGTATCTATTGTGTCTGGGGCATAGAGACCAGTAGCGCCCATAATAAGGATTTCTCCTTCTGAAGCCTCATCTGTTCCTTCTACATCTGTTAAACGTCTAGTATCAATGCCCTCCCAACCACTATCAGCGAATGAGGGGATAGTATAAGCCAATAACAGTGAAAGGGCAATTATAGTTAGAGTTACTTTATTTCGCATTTTTCCTCGATTCCTTTAATCTCTTATCAAGTCTTCTTATGTCTATCCTTAGCTTATTTCTTTCCTTAGCTATCTTATCAAGTTCGGCCTTATTCTCATTAGACATTTCTTTTGCTGTAAGCTTAGACACCCTGGCTTCTTCTTTGTCTTTAGATATTTCTTCCTTTTCTTTTTCTATATCAATCTTAGACTGTATAATATGGGCAAGTCCTGTTTCTATTCTATGCTTATTCCTTAATAAACCAGAAGCTACATCATCGAGTCTTTCTTTCTTATCCTTTAAAACCTCGCCGTCCTTCTCAAGTTTCTTTACCAGCGCTTGTGCTCCAGTAATTCTCATATCAAGGTTAGCTCGCCTTGCTTTTAATTCTTTTCCCTCTGAACTTAGAAAGCTTTTAGTGATACCCAATAAATGGTCTTTTTCTTTAACTTGTTTGGTAAGTTCTGTATATTTGCGAAATAAGCTCTTTACTGTGTCGTTCTTATCTTTATAGACTTTTATATTCTTATTAAGCTGGAACAGTTTTTGTTTATGCTCTTTTTTTATCTTATCCCTTGTTTCTATGTAATATGCCTTTTCATCCTGTATCTTGCTCGCCTGGCCCTGTGCCTTCTTCTTAATTTCCTTTGCTTCGAGATAGGCCTGTTTCAATGCTACCCTAATTTGTGTATTCTTTAGACCAATTTCTCTGCGTTCTTTTTTTATATCTTCGGCTTGCTTTATGTTGTTGTCTATAAGCTCAGTCAATTCCTTTCGGTATTTCAAGACATCTGTTAAATCTTTTGCTCTAAGCTTGAGTATATTAGCATGAGCTCCTTCCCTGGGAACCCTCTCAGCATGAAAATCCCTGAAATCTGGGACATGTCTATCTACCTTGTTTATAATCGCTAGCTGTGAATTAACATAGCTTTTCTGGCCATCAAGAGCCCTTTGTTCTTTTTCTAGCTTTCTTGACCATTCAAGATTAGCCCTTGTTAGTTTCTTAAGCTCTCCGAGTTGTGAAATAAGTTCTTTATCCATAGTGTTCTTTCAGCCCCACTATATTGTTATATAGCAGGGCGCAAGATTAACTTGATATTTTTCCTACTTCTATAGCAAGCGTTGTTGTCGCATCGTTTCCCACGCCGCCTGTTATCTTTAACCTTAGATAAGGCATCGCTATCGGATTTATTGATTCACAATGAGCATTTTCATCATCTAAAGCTGCTATTACAGCCGACATTGATTCTGGGACTACCCAATCGGTATCAACAGCGCCTTCAGTAGTGGGTAGTTTATAAGACTGTTCAATCTCAATCTTTATATTTACTGTTCCTTCGCTGGTAGCTTTATACCATATAGCAAAAAACTCACCACGTTTTAGATTGATAGACTTGGTATAAATTACAGCAGTTGGGGCTACAGCTATTACCTTTGAATCAGTAGATAGTGTAACTGGTATAATTTCTGGGCCGAAATACATTTTGTCTCCTTTCTAAATATTGAGGAACGGATTGCTCCGCTCCCCAATAGATTTTACTTATTCAGCCGAAGCTGATGTTACTGTTTCCCAATCTGCATTTGCTCCATTGTCTGCTACCTGGGTGAATATTGTTCCACCAGCACCAAAATAAACAGAACCCACTGCGTCATAGGCTCCAACTTCGCCATAAACACCATTCTCTGATGTCTGCGCTCCAACAAATAACTTAGAGCCATTAGAGAAAACTATCTGTGCTTGGTTAATAGCAGCGGCAGTCATATTGATACCGTCATTCATGCTATCTGTTGAAGCTGAACCAGAATAAGTAGATGCTATTGTAATAGCACTGTCAATACCCGTGCCTATTGAACTATTACAATTCATAACTACAATATCTTCAGCTGCTGTGTTATAAGCTGCTTGTCTAGTGTAAGTTATTTCAGCACCAATCATAGTGCTCGTTACCTGGTTGTTAGCCTTAGTTGATATTTTTGCACCTATGGCACTGCCAACTATGCCACCAGCATTTTTATTATATGCTGTAAGTGTTCCACCAACTAAATTTGATATAGCGCCAGTTGCATCATTTGATGCCTGAGCGGATATACCTTGTAGAGTATTGCCCGAGGTATTTCCATCAGCTGTGTTTTTAACATCAATCATAATACCGGCATCATTCTGGTCTCCAACAGTTGTGTCAACAGACCTTACTAAATCAACGTAGATACCTCTTGTATTACCCTGTGCACCTGTTCCTGTCAAGCTACCAGTAACATTCAGGTAGTATTCATACCCTGTTACGGCGTCTCTTGCACCCGTAAGAACATATTTACCAGTATTGGCTAAATCGGTTACATACAAGTTTGCCACCGGATAACTTGCGCTACCTATGTCATAAGTCGACGTAGGCAGTAAATCTCCATCGTTCTCTACTCTCCAGCGGTTATTACCCAGTGAATCTTCGTCATGTATATCAGCACCAGCACCAAGGGCGACAGAGACACTAAGAAACATCGCTAAGAGCGTTAATAGAAAAATCCTCTTCATCTTATCCTCCTATTCCTTTCTTATTGTTGCGATTCCTTTGCCATCCCAGCCCACTAGCCTACCTTCTTCCTGTAGCTTCATAAGCTCTGGTTTAGTAACCGCTATTTTAACAAACTCTTCTTTTATTGCTTTCGGCATCTTAGGAAGACTTGCCTCGAGTTTTTCAATACCACTCAATATGTCTTCAGATACCTTTCTTTTAACCATCATAGCCTCCTAGGTAATACTTGTAGAAAATCCAGCTTTGGACAAAAATTTCTTTTCGTTCTTGCTCTTTTTAGCGTTTATCTTATCCTCAGCATCCATCTTGAATCGCTTAATACACATCGGGCACATCCATTTGCCATTATAGAGCTCTAGCTCATAGCCATTGCCATCCGTGTCGCGAGTAGGAGCATCGGCCCCGCCTACATCAGTAGAATCGGGGCCAGCGCCTCCACATACTGGACATTTTCCAAATACTATTCTAGGAAACATGTTTTACCTCTTAATCAGATTAGTAAAGCTTAATCTGATGTTCCTCCGCCGCGTGACCATGTTCTCCAGTTCTTAAGCAAGATACCTATCCTAATATCAATAGATGCCTTGTAAGACCTATTAACCTCGTCCCTGAAAAACCTAATTTCGGGAGCCTGTCTTTCGTGGAACTGGAAATCACTTGAACGAGCCTTGCCTATATAGAAAGGCGAAGACGTGTCATTAAGATAATCCCAATCTATGATATTTTTGATGATACCATAGTAAGGGTTAATGTCGTTCAATGTTGAATTTGGAACACCCTGGGTCTTAGGCGTGAAAAAGATTCTTTCAGCTGTAAACCTGTCTGCGCCAGCCTGTACTAGAATGGAATCGCAAGGGTTTTGAACAATTATGTCTCTCTCATCCCTGTTGTTAGTTGCAACATGCAGGTTATAAAGAGTTTCAAAGTTCTCCGGATTCAACGTCAACGAAGCGATTGAATTGTAGTATGTTCCACCATTCTTTGTTGCGCGTGTGTTGCCTGTCAAGTTGAATAATGGTTCAGAATCATACATCATATCACCAGAGGAATCAGTCTGGCCTGTGTGGGTTCCATTGAATACCCATTCACCGAGAAGGTCTCCACCCTTGTTAAAAACGAGTGCGCCTAGTGTTTCTTTTGCTACCCTGACCTGCTTGCCCCATGTTCCGGCAAGTTCCTTCAAAAGATTACCAAGCTTCACTGTATCTTCTACAGCTTCTTTTGACAGAGTTAAGCCATCAGAATAGGTGTGATACTTTACCAGAAATTCCCAGCCCTGAACTGGCGCGCGGAAGTTAATATCCTGGTTCTCTACTGTATGACGGACAAGGCCAGAAGCCCCGAGTAACTGCGTGACTTTATCACCAGAACCCTTTACGCCTGTTTTCACAGAGTAAACTTTGTCATACTTGGTTTCTATTTCCTTGTATGTCTCTCTTTCAGCCTTATACATATCTTTCGTGTATAATGCTAATTGGTCTTTTTTTAGTCCAGCCATGATTTTTTCGCCTTTCTTTTTATCCCCCCTATACTGCTACGTTAACATTATGTTACCTTAACAAACTACCTTATGCGCCTACTGCTAACTGATGCTGTGCATTTGAATTTATCATAACATCCAAATAGCCATCAGCTGCCGATACGGTAGTTCCTGTTGCTGCTTTTCCACCAACGATTATAATGCTGTTGTTGGATACTGCATTAGGGTCTGCATACTGCACTCCACCTGAAACCTTAAGGTCGCAAGTTTCCCCGAGTAGAGCTTCTGAATAATTTACGGAATAAGTGTCATTGTCGTAAATCAATGGAATCCTATAAACAGCTGAAGGGTCAATTATCATGTTAGTTACCTGGTTTGATGTAGATGAGTCATCTCCACCAAATTCTAACCAACCAAATAAATCGTCCGTGGTATCAGCTATTTCCATCGCACCTGTAGAGGTGTTTCTAGTTGCAAAGCGACCACTCTGCATCTTTATAGCTTCCGCGTCCGTAATACTAACAGGCACAGCTGTTTTGTGGTCTCCGTTTATACATCCATATTTTAACTCAGCCATTACTTTCCTCCTTCATTTTTGATACGTTCCTTTATATCGTCTTCGTATACATCAATATACGCTTGTAGTTTTGCTTTTTCGTCCATCTCCTGTCCTTCAAACATCTGCATCGCCCTTTCTTTATCAGCGTGATTAAGCTTATCCATTAAGGATGATGTTTCTACTTTCTTGACAGGTGTCTTTGTCTCGGGAAGCACTACCTTTTCGCCAAGGATTTTCTTGTTCTCCTGCCCCCGCTTAAATCCGCGCTCTTCTGCGTCTTTAATTTGAGCATTGAAAGTCTTATTCAACTTATCGAACCTTATTCCCTTAACGTTAAGCAATACCTCATCGACATCAAAGTTTTCCTGAGCGATGAACTCGTCAGGCATGTTATCGAGGATGTCCTTTAATTCACCTGCAAAAGGCTTATCTCCGATAGGCAAGTCTTTAACTAAGGCTACCCTTTTCTCTTTAGCCATTCCCTTAATCTTATCCGCGCCTTCTCTGCGCGCTTCCTTAAAGGATTCCCTCCAAGCCGTAATCATTTTATCAGCTACATGCTGAAGAACTGTCTCGTCCTCCATACCAGCAGCTAGCTTGGGGTTGTTTTTGCGATATAACTCTACCGCTGTCTCTGCGTCCATGACATTACCCTTAATCTTAATCTTTCCTGCATCAAGGGCTTTAAGAACATCATCAGTGGTCGGTTCTTTCACAGGCTGTGGGGGTGGCGTAGCTTTAATCTTCTTGAGCTCATCTTGAGTCTTAGCATTTAACCGCTGAATGTGCAGGTTGGCCTTTGCTAATTTCTTCGGGTCATCTCCATACTTCTTTGAGATACGACCAATGCTCTCAAGCTCGCTTCGCGCCTCATCCTCTGAAACCGTGTTCTCCGCTGAATATGCTTTTACGTCCTCATCAGAGACTTTAATTTCCTCTTCTGGCTTTGGTTCTTCCTTGGGCTTAGGTTCTTCCTTCGGCTCTTCCTTAGGTTTCGGTTCCTCTTTAGGCTTTTCCTCTTTCGGCTTCTCCTCTATAGGTTTCTCCGGCTCCTTCGGCTCTTCCTTAGGCTTCTCCTCTTCCTTAGGTTCTTCCTCGCCTTCTTCGACCTTTTCAGGTTCTTCTTTCACTACCTCCTCTTTTATAACCTCTGCGCTCTCCGGTTCAGGCTCCCTACCCTCTTCTTTGGCTATTTCCGCTAATGCTTCTGCTCTTACCTTAGCTTCTTCAGCTTCATTAAGGTTTTGTCCTGTTTCCGGTACTTCTGCTACTTCTACTGGCGTTTTGGGTTTATCCATAACAGCCCTCCTTTTTTGCGAGCCTATAAGGGTATCGCATTTATGTAAGCAGTGCCTTACTCCCTGTAAGGGTAACTACTTTTAATACTGGGACTTTGTAACCTCTATAATAAAAAACCCATACCGATATTATCAGTATGGGAATCAAGTTCCTCGTTTTATATATTATGTTAGGGGCTGGTAAGCAGGTATAATGGCCGACTTACTGTAGGTTTGTGGTCACAATACATGGGGTCTGACACACAACCACCCCACAACCCCCGTTATTCTAGGCTATTACTAGCTCATTTAATTTAAAACTATTCAACTTCTTACATCTAGGACATTTAATCTCTATCCTAAAATCTGAGTATATATGAACTGCCTTTATTTCCTTATCACATCCACCGCCTTTGAACAATAGTCTCTTACAATCTTTACATTCAAAGCGATTCATTTACTTGCTCCTGTCTCTTGTTCCACGACTCTATAACCACATGAAGTGCAAATATAAGTTGTTATTGTTTCTTTCTTTCCGTTGTCATCCTTAGTTGTCTTCTTGCTTTTATTTATGTCACAGCTTAGACAACGATGACATTCGGTCATATTGAATAATATTTTATAAACGGAACAGTAAAACCTTTCCATTTATTCCATTTATTTCCAAACAATTCAAAACTTCTTATTCTGAACCAAGGCCAATCCTTAGAAATCTCCTTGACTATTCCTGTGTGAACATGTATATAACACAATCCCTTAATATGAAGACCATAGCAATCTAATCCTGCTATGTAACAAGCGTGAGAAAAATATCCCCACCAGGAGTATAATTCTATGTTCCTCACTGTTTTTCCCCTAGTATCGGTGTCCCGTTCTGAAGCTTTCGCGCTATAACGCGCTTCACTGCCTCAGTAGCAATCTTCTCAACCTTCATAACAACTGTTCGCTCTATTCCGAATCTATGGGCTATCTGTCTTGCAGAGATACCATTTGTCCTTAAATACATAAGAGCCTTTAATATCTCGGCCATCTCTTTACTTGACGCATTGAACGGTAACTTTTTCTTTAAGTCAAAGTCCAAATCACCAAGAAGTGATATAGCGTAATTAAGAAACTTTATCCTTGACCTAGGGTCAGCCGTAGTTATCTTAGCCTTAGACATCTCTTTCTTTGTGGCTTCCTCAATCCTCGGCGCTTCAACCCTGAGCTTATTTATAGCTTCGTTAATGCTTAAGGGCTTGTTTTTATCTCTATCGTTATCTGCCATTTCTCTTCCTACGATTCTTTCCACGCCTCTTGTGTGTTGGTCTCTTTCCTGTAACTAGACATCTCTTTCTACGCACTCCTGCTGGCATTTTCCCCTCCCTTTACTTTTTCCCTTTTGATAGATTCAACTATCTCCATTAAGGGAATAAGCTGATTCAGACACGACCTTGTGAAAAAGCCATCTCTCACTGGGTCTGGGTCAGTATGAGTAAGCATTACATCTATTATTCTATCCTTCATTGCCTCAACGCCTTCTACGTATCGTAGGAAGTTTTTATCTGCTAGGCATCTACCGGCCAATACAGCTAGGTTTTTTATATCCTTCTGTATGTGGGCCTTCTCCTTCTCAATCTTTTTTCTCTTTGCTTCTGGGTTTCTAAAGAACTCTAATCCCCTCATGTATCCCCCTTTTTATTTTGCGCCTCGACCCCACATGTAATAACGAAAACTCAATCTATGCCACGAATATGTTACAAACCACACAATACATAGGAGTGCAAATACTATTAACCAGAATATACAACCTATTATTTCCCCCATCAGTCTCATTACTGAGTGTTCTCCTTAGCTGGCTGTGTCGCGCTCAATGCCATTAACTCATTCATCATCGGTATAAACTCTACGGCCTTAAATTCCGCAGGTATCCCTGTCATCTCCTGTTGGCTCTTCTTACCCATTAAGTATTTCTGTAGGGCCATGAGTGCCATCTTTGCCTGGCCCTTCTTGAACTCGGCCAGCGGTGGGAGTATAGTATCAACCATATTCCTCCACTTTGGCGACCAACCCTTTATTATGTTCTTAAGCATAATATACACTGACTCAGGGTTCCTGGCTATCAATGGTTCCTGTCTTGCTATCTGATATAGTGCTACATCTTCTCTCTTCTCATTTAATTTCTCAAAGTTGAACGTGTATGCCTGGGCCTGAATATTTGTTCTAGCAGACATCGCGCTTCGTTCCAGGGTTGCAAACGGATTTTTACCTACTACTCTTTCAGGCCTTATCTTATACTTCCGGCCTTCCTTGGACATCTGGAAATACATGTTCAATATAACGTATCCAAGTTCATTGAACGATGGTAGCATCGCAAATATATAGTTTTTTATGTTTATACCTGACTGCTGTAAGAGCGCTATGGTCTTGTTTCCCGGGGCCCTTGGGTCTAATGGGTCTGGCCTACCTGTTGCACTGGCCGTTGATACGCCTGTTACATCATCATCATTCTGTAACAAGACCTGAAACAAGCCTAACATGCCATTTATATCAAAAGGCTTCATATACTTCTGTAGGAAATCTATCTTCTCACCCTTCTTTAACTCTATAGGGATGCCGTGCATGAACTCTTTATTCAAGAATTGAGATGCAACCGGTGAACCCTCTTGGACTATGGGCGTGACTACATTTGTCTGATACGCGCCTTCAAGCGTGAAATTCAATATAAAGGATTCAGCGATATGGTTATCTGTTAAATCCTCACCCATGCCAGGCTGTAACCATCCATCCCACTTGTCATTGATAAAGAATGGAATGTAATAAGTGTCTATAAGGTAATAAGGATAATTGATAGCGCCTAACACCATCTTTCTTTCATCAGCTATCCATACAACTATTCTCTGTTCGTCCTCATCGTCCTCATTCATCTTGAAGTAATATACACACTCGAGTATCTTATACATCTCATGGTCATACTTATCTTTCTTGGTTGTATCGCCTTCGCTTACCTGCGCCAGCTTATCTATGTCCTCGAAATGTCCTGCCTTCTCCTCCCTCTTTAAATCCCACCAACTCATCTCGCTTTCTTCTATAACTAATCTCGTAATCTTCAGGCCTTCAATACCCGGTGTTGATAACCTGACTTTAAGATTCTTAGGGTTTACTGATTTGAAGAACGGGTCATTATATGTAGTGTCTTCATATTCAGCTATGATTGATATTTTCTTTCCTTCAGTAAGTTTCTTAACGAATCCCTTGTATCTAGTCTCTGCATCCGGATAGTTGTCAAGGAAATCTTTAAGCCCTTGATTAACAAGCTCAACCCCGGGAGGCACTGGGCCATGCTTTTCTGCCTCATATACTGTGCCATTGGGTAGCTTAAGAATGCTTCCATCATATTCCTCTTCACGCTTCTTCTTCTCCCTTGTTATTTTATGTGTTACCTTGAGAACTCCAAGACCCTTTAATGTAGAGTGATGGCTCACCCGGGCCATTGCGCTTCTAAAGGAAGAAAGGTTATCTAGCTTATAATCCAGGAAATCTTGCTGTCCATCGCATACATCTGTGCCACCTTGCTTCTCGAACTCCGGCCGTGGTGTTATTGAATACTTTGGGTCAGTCTCTAAGAAGGATTGAACCGTCATGTTGCTTACTTTGTTACACTTGGACTTCGTTACATTCTTTGATAGATTGAACTGCCGTCTCTCGTCCTCTTCTATCTTGCCTTTATATTGGTTGTCAAGGGCATCGAACTTGCCTATTACATCTTCCGCCCTCCACTCTGATTCTATTTCATCACTCTCAAGGTATATCTCTTTGACAAGTCTGGTCTTCTGGTCTTCAGATAGCTTAATCCTATCCATGTAAATAGGTAGCGTCTCATCCTTGTCATCGTCTTTCTTTGTATTGACCTTGAGCGTATAATCTTTTTCAGGTTTCTTAACCATTACTCAGCTCCTTTATAATTGCATTATGGTAATCAAGGACTCCATTGGCATAGGATGACTTCTGTTCTTCCGTTGCCTCGGTGTCCTTATGGTTATCTGCTAGTATTTTGTCTCTTATTATTCCCATGTTCATATTTTAAAGTGCTCCTTATAATAATCAGGTACAGTGTCTAAAAATTTCAAGGCTCCCTGATATGCTTTCTTTAAGTATTTATCTAATTCCTTTTCATTATCTATAGCTTTTATGTAATCTAAAATCTGTTTAGAGGAAACAAGATAATTCCCGCTTCGAGCTTTGTTCTTAGTAAGAATAGCCCTAACATCAATTATTATCTTAACATCACCTTTAAAGCTCACCTGAACCTCACTACGGGTTTCTTGAAATCCTCAATCTTTCTTCTACGGGCTCCTGAGTTGTCATCTGCCTTAGCCTGGAACGGATGCTCTTTAACCATCCATCCGGATATTGCGCAAGCCATGACAACATCATCTTTAAAGTCTCCGTCTGCCTCAGGCTTACCGGACTTCTGATTCTTCACGAATGTCCGACATTGCTTTATAAGTATCTCATCACGCATTGCAAACTCATTCTTGCGAATCTGCTGTTCTAATAGGTCAAGCATTAAGGGTCTAGTCTGCGCTGTGGTTGTGAATCCAGGCTTCTTAACATCCCCGCCCTGGGTCATTGTATGATACAAGTTGCAATCAAGGTTCCTTAAGATGTTGCATGTTGTGAACCCATGATTATTATTCTCTGGGGCCGTAAGCGCTACGTTATACCACTTGGCCACCTTCTGAATCTTATAAGCTATATCATCAGGAGGATACGCGCCATTTGCTACGGCTATAATGTCATTGGTGAACTTCTCTCTTACAACGATTGTAGCCTCATCACCCTTGGCCAGGCCTTCTGAGGTATCAGCTGCTACTATGTATTGCTTGCCGATCTCTGGGTATTCATATACTCTCAGCCAGCCATCCTTGTCCCTTGGTTCTATTTTACCATCAGTCTCTATTAAGTTTATAAGTATATGTCTCTCAAACGGTATCGGTTCTATCTCATTCGACCTTACATGTAGAGGAAATATCTTCTGTAATGCTAAGGCCTTCATTGAAAAGAATGGATAACCTGACATTAAGTAGTTAATATCAAGCTCTTGTGCTACATCTGATTCACTTCTGCGCTCACATTCAGCATCATACCACTCAGACCTTACTTCGTATCCTATCTTCCATAGCTCAAAGGCTTTTTCCTTAGTTAGTATTGGTATACTTTCTACTCCACTCTTATAATATAATCCCTTGGTCTTGTTGGGATGTAGTGTCCAGTGTAATGTTGATTTTACTATCTTCTCTTCTGTGCCATGGGCAAGCATCGCGAACTTGTTTCCAGAGCCCAATGGGGTGCTAAGGGGTAACCTACATCCTGTTACGTCCGCAGTAGCCGACCATGCAGATTTAGCTATGGTTACATCCCATTTACTGAACTCATCCATCAGCACCGCTTTACTACGGCCACCTGATGCAAAATGAGGATTTGCTGATTCACCTACTATTGTGTTACCATTCTCCGGGTTCACTATGCGCATGAATCCCGCGTGGTCTTTAATGGTGAATCCCTTAGGCAATAGCCATCCCGGTTGCCTGGCCAGGTTGAATCTGACCTTCTCTAGCAACGTATCAATGACATTTAATTTATCAACGAACTCTTCTTTTCTACTACCTACCCTAAAATCTGAGCCTATCTCAAATTGCCACTTATGATTTAGAACATATAAGATACACCAGGATGCCCCTGCGTCTCTGGACTTCTCAGATAATCTATCATACTGCTTATCTATTGCGTCTTCTACCTCAAGGATATACTTGTCTTGATAGTCATAAGTTATGAACGGTAATACTGGCGTTGACTTTCTCGGGTCTTTCGTCCAGCAGAACAAATTGACCCATGTCAGTATATCCCTCCGGCATAGTTCTTTCATCTCATGCCTTAACACAGGGTCATTTATACAACGGTTTCTTATATCTACCCTGAAATTAAGGTTTTTCGCTAAATCCTTTGGATAATCAAGTCTCATATTGTTGCTCTAATGGCCTCTCAATGAGTTTATGTCCCTAACTATAAGCTTAACATAATCATGGTATTTCATATTCTTATAGTTATAGTGGTTAAAATAAGATATAAACGAGTTATGTGTGTTTGGTAAATACCATTCTGCGCCATCCATTATATAGTCTTTCATGTTATTTGTTATTCTTAAGACTCTGTCTGTCATTCTTTACCCCAGGCGAGCAATTTCCTGTCTGTTTAAATGAGCACTGTTCCGGCCTGATGCAACCATTACAGTCTGGTATTGGCATACCGTCTTTAATAAGCTCTCGTGTAAGGTACTTTGCCTTATAGTCTGATAGCTTTTGGTTGTTTATTGCGTCCATCAGTTCGTATTCTCAGTTAGCTTGGCTATCACATCGTTTATAATAGCATCTGTTGGCATCTCGTTTACTTTAATGCTTATTGGTTTCTCTGTGTCTCCTGAATGCTGTATCTCCTGTTTATCCACCCACCCATAGTTATTCTTAATGCTGAATATTACACCCGCTACACTGTTCTTTGTATATAGACATTCCTCTGCATAAGCCTCACACATTTCCCGGGCTTTTTTTATAGTGTGAAAGAATTTATCCGTCTTTCCATAATTGGTTATGGTTCTTCGACTTACATCTAGGGCCACTGCGAGCGCGCTTAAGGTCAAAGGCTTACTCTTCTCTTCACAATTCAGAAAGTATTTACCTATGGCCACCTTTAGCTCATCTTCGGTCTGATACTTCATCGGTTGCCCGGCCTTTGTTCTTATCTCTTCTTTTATATGTTCTGGTATAGCCATCTCTTTATCCTCTTGGGGCCGAAGGAAGGGCTCGAACCCTCAATATCCTCATTACAAGTGAGGTGCTTCACCAATTAAGCTACTTCGGCAGTTGTTCCGATATCTTGCACCTTTTATATATTTATCATCAAATACACTATTATACATAATCCATATACCACACCTATCATCCACATGCTTACCCCACCTTCGGCGGTTCGTTACTATTCAATAAGACACATACTAAAAAAATCATTATCAATCCTAATGTACATGCTGATGGGTTATCCACCTGGATACATCCCCAACTCATCTTTGTATATCCCGCGCCTTAACATCCTACCACAATCCGGACATCTTACTGAGTTCATGGCAATCGATAAGTCATCCTCAAACATCTCTTTGCAGTTTTCGCAACACGCGTATAAGTCTTTTCTTTTATGTCGGGTCTTATGCTCTCTAAAATATATATTAGCCTTGAGGCCCAGGTATATATCTCATTTAATTTATCTGCATCTTTTGGGGTTATATTATTTATCATAATAAAAAAGGGGATTTCGCCCTGTCCAGGTTCACAACCTGAATAAAGCTAATCCCCTCAAGATTCGCTCCTACCTTATTGTCTTATATATTATACCACACGTTCCCTATTTTGTCAAGGGTTTATTTAATCTTTTTTTCTCAGGCCATTTAATCTTGTCCCAGTTGTCGCGTATCTTCTTTGAATCTTCTTGTCTTCTTCTCGAGCCTTTACCCATTACTCACCCGATTCACTTTATTTATGAATATGCTAACTGACTGAATTGTGCATTAAACGTTGACATTCTGTGCTAATTATAAATTTATAGTTTGTAACCTAAATGGGTTACTCTCGTTACCTATTTGTATTACAGTTAATAGTGAACATTTACCCTATTTGCTTCAATTACTCTATTCCTTATTGAAGCTAATATACATAGTCACACTATGTTTATGTCGCATTTCAATGTATATATTGAATTTGTTTATTGTTTTTAATCATATTTGTTGAATATTGGGTGGTAATTTCTTGTATGAAGTATCGCATTATGTTAAATTACATAATGTAAGTTTACATATATCACAAGTCCTATATGTCGAGATTGCCACATATCTCAAGGGCGTCATTAAACCCTCTGTCATTATCAGGGTTACACCCCCCGCATCTCATCTCACCTATTTCTCGTTCCATTGGGAACCCAAGTAAATCCCTTACCTTACTGGCCTGTGCTTTTCTTTTAACAGTTCTTTTCATTTTATTTCCCTTTCGAGTTGTCAAGTATTTCTTGACTACGCCCCTAATTTTCTGCGTAATAACTGACCATAGGCATCTATCGCCATTCTTATCTCATGCTGGCTCTTACTGCCATAATTATTATAGTTATTCACAAGAAACCACTTTTCAAAGTCTTCAGATTCTTCCCTCACTATCTTCTTAATGGCAGATAGGGTATAAGCAACCTTTTCCCCAACAGAAGCACCTGTGTTTTGCCATAATACTAACTCTCTCAACACCTCATTAAGTTTATCGTCTATCATACTCCCCCCTTCATATCAACTTCTCTTCTTTTAGATAGCACCACATCTTACCTCTTGCCTCAGCTTCGGTATTACCTTCAACTTTCTGCTTTTCTGTTCTTAACCAACACTCCCACTTTCCTATTTCTTCTCTAATAGAATAATATCCACAAGGCAACTCATCCCCCACCTCTATTACATCAGGGGCAGATATGCAATCTTCAAAATCTCCTTTTAAATTAGCTATTTCTTTGATATTTCCCAACTCACCACTTTCAGCGTCAAAAATTGCCCACCACCTCTCCGTCTCATAATCCCAACCTAACTCTTTCATCCTTTTGGCTAATTCTAATGATACTACTTTATCTTCTATCCTCTTCATATTCCCCCCTTCATATAATCTATAAGTGCTTGAGCTAATTCTTCTCTTATGTTTCGTATAGTTGTTTCCTTTGTTGATTTTTTCCTTGCCACACTATACCCAAACCGAGCAAAGTTTCCATAGTTGCTCTTTTTTATTACATCTTCTATCTTCTCCTTATCCAGGACTATTTCTGTATTACACTTTGGACAACGCATTTTTTCTTCCCCTTTTTTAAATTATCTACCGCCCATAATGGTTGAAGGTTATCTAACGACCAACTCTTTTGAAACCCAACATCATAGACGCTCTTATAATTAAAGTGACTATCTGGGATTATGTGGTCTATGTGCCACTTGCCGTAGTTTTTCCAAGTCATCCCTAGTTGAAAGTCTTTCTCTAAATGTATTATTAGCTCTGGTATATTATAATTAAGATATTTTAGACCCCTTTCACCATTCTTGCTTGCCAATCTTTGCCTTAATCGAGAAGCTATCATTGAAGACATGTATCTTCTTAACTTAAATTTAATATCAGTTTTCTTTCGTCTTTTGGTGTATTCTCTATTATACAATGCTCTTTGTTTCCTGTATCTTACTTGGTATGTCTTGTCTCTTTCGAGTGCTAACTGAGGGTTTTCCTTGCGCCACTTTCTAGCCCATTCTCTCGCTCTCTTACGCACCAATTCCTTATTGTTGTCTCGATATGTTTTATCCCAAATTTTCTTCTTGTTTGGAGGATTATACCAAGATTTCTTTTTACGACATTCCTTACATTGGTGTATATGACCACCTTTACATGGAGTGTTCTTATAAAACTCACTCATTGGCTTAGTCTGGTGACATAGATTACATTTTTTCATTTTACGTTGATACCACTCCATAACTTCACCCCACCCAAAATTTCCACCACAGGCGGTGATACCACTTACAGTTATTAGGCTTCACAAAATCGCAAGTGATACGCAAGTGACACCAAGCGTTCCTGCAACCGCAAGGCAGATTGAAGAAAGCCTCTTTTAAGAATTTACAGTTGTCGCAGTATTGCATGATTATCCTCACATCCCATTCTTCATTCTCCAAAAATCATCAGTTAAATTATCAATCTCCAGGGACAACTCCTTTATACTTGTCCTGGCCTTCTCCATCGTAGTTGACAGGTCTTTTTTCTTTATTTCAAGTGCTAGTATCTCTCTGGATATTTTAATCTTCTCCAGGGTTACCATGCTCCGGCTTTTCTCTAGCTCCATCTTCTCTTTTCTTTTCTGCACCCGCAAATTTTCAATCTGTTCTAGATCTCTCATAATCCCTCTCTTGTTAGAATGGTGACTCGTCTTCGCCTTTTTGACTCCCCACGCCTCCGCCTGTTACTGCTCCTCCGCCGTCCTTAGGCTTATACTCTACCCAGGCAAGACTCTTATCCTCATTCCTACGCAAGAAATAGAGGTCTTTCTGTTCTTTAGCTTTACCAAAGGTCAGACTAGCCTTGCATTCCGCGCATTGTATCTTGATGTATTCATACTTATCCTTCTCTGTGATGTATGCTCTTAGATATAGGCTCTCACTGCTACACTTCCCGCATTTATAGACATCTCTGAACCCAAGCTTCTGAAGCTCCATGCCTACTGCGTGTAAATTCTCACCCTCTACCTGAAAGTGATAAATTGTTTTTCCGATTGTTTTTTTGATAGTTGTTCGAAGCATATGCCCCCCTTATACGTTATACCGCTTTTTAAATTCCTTTTGCTTTGCACAAAACATTTTCCAATAACCTTCGAGCTTATCCTCACCGTATATAACAGGTTTAGAATAACCTTGTTGTGTTTTTCCTGAAAGTGGCACAATGATACCCTGCTTGATACCCAGGGCCTTACAATATGCTGCCAACTGTTGTCCGTTGCTGTGCGAAGATGGCGTTCTCTTGACATCAAATATTGTAGGAACCTCTTTGGCATCCTTGAACTGAGGTATGCCTGTGAAGTCAGGCTCACCTGTGAACCCGTATTCATCACAAAAGAAGCGCTTCCCTACTTCCATATTTTCTACAAAATATTTCTCAAGAAAAGCAGGGAAGTCGCCTACGTCTGTCTCAAGTTTTAATCCCCCTTTCGTCAATATAACAATATCTGTCCAGTTGTCCTTAATATCTTTTGCATTTACCCATTTATGTTCTGCGATAAAATGCTTTACCTTCTTGTCTATTATGTTACCCTGAGCGCAATACTGAGCCAGGTCTTCCCCTGACACAAAGAAGTCTGCATCGTAGTTTATTATAGAGGTGACGCTGGGTAGGATTATCTTTGTTTTAGGGGATGGTAGAAATCTTAAATCTTTTCTCTCGCGCTGTATACGTTCAACTATAGCCTTCTGTTCGGCCTCATGCAACATCGCGGATGATTTATCATAGAGGGTTCTTATGCGTTCCTCTATTTGTGTATCGTTCAGGTCACAATCCTCTATAACTTCTTCCCATGAAAAACTAGGCTTGAGGTTTTGAAAGCTTCCAGTTGCTATTGTTGCCGATATTCCGCCACTAATCCTTATGGTCTTTTTCATTTCCCCTCCCCGAACGTCTCCGCTATGAGAATATGCTCTATTTTCTTTGAGACCATCTGCGCCTGTTCTGGAGTAAGATATAAACCTATGTAATTCTTCCCGACCCTATCATAGATAAAGATGTTTACGGTTTTTTTGTCCGACTCTATCTTGATTTCCTCTTCCTTTAATGCGGTTACAGTAGTAATGTTAAGTATCACTTCAAACCTCCTTATTTTATCTTACCTTTCCACATTATCTTTGCCTTCTTTCCACCCAACAGATACCAAATCATTCCATCATGAGTTGGAACTAACCCTTTTTCCCATAAGTCTATTAAGCACTGATGGGGGTTTACTCCTTTTTCGTGTTTTATGTATTTCCATTTCTCTAAGGTGAATTGGTTAGAAGTATACGCCCTCACGCTGTCCCTCACGCTGGCCCTCACGCTGTCCCACACGCTGTCCCTCACGCTGTCCCTCACGCTGTCCCTCACGCTGTCCCCCACGCTGTCCCACACGCTGTCCCACACGCTGTCCCCCACGCTGGCCCACACGCTGTCCCCCACGCTGTCCCCCACGCTGTCCCACACGCTGTCCCTCACGCTGTCCCACACGCTGGCCCACACGCTGGCCCATTGTTTAAGGAGTTTTAGGTCAGACTTAGTGACTTTTTTGGCG